GGCNCTCGCCACCGACGAATGGACTCTGACGGAAACCGTAACTGTTTTCCCACCATAGTCTTTATAGTTTTCAATTCGTTGCTGGACAAACCAATACTTTGAAGCACCCGATCCAGTAAGAACTGCCTTCAAAGAGTATGTTCCATTATCTACCGTGGTTGAATCTCGCGTAACGGTAACGGTTGCTGCTTCGTTCGTTAAGACATTCCAACGATCTGCTACATAAATAGTGTTGGCAGGATCGCTAAAACTTGTTCCTCTCTGCCATATTTCAAACCCACCGTTATCTAAAATGTTGGTGGTCGCTTGTTGATATTGACCGAAATTAACAGCATCGCCCGAGGCCGTTCCGCTCGTTAGACCCGTAATTTTGTTTGACCCCATGGCAATCGCGCCTGACATCGTACCGCCTGCCAGAAGAAGGTAAAGCCCAATCAGTTGTTCATAGCGGAGAGAATCTCCGTTAGTGGACCCTGCTCCAAGACCCGTTAACTTGAACCCTGCCATAGCAATGTTGCCACCCACTGTTATTCCAGATGTTGTTGTGAGATTCCCAATAGTAGCGTTTAAGGCGTTCAGATTGAACAAGGGAATTGTGCCGTCATCTAAGCCCTTCAAATAATTCCGCAAATGCGAAAATTCCAATGCCGTAGAAGCGTTCTTCCCTGTCAACTCCGACAACCACGGCTGGCTGAACTGGTAGGCCGTCACCGGATGACCTCGTCAGACAACCAGAAACGCCCTAGTCGAAGAATTTCTATGCTACCACTACCAGTTCCAACACCAGCGAATAAAACAGACAGGTAAGTAGGCATGATATTTGTGCCAACAGAATCTTGAAGAATTGGAAGATTAACGATGATTCTCGTCGGAAGAACCGTGCTGGCGGTAGCAGAATATCTGCTCGTCGAAGCCGTATACGTATCATAATCTGCATACAAAATAAAACTAGAAAGCGTTGCGCTGGAAGCGTTCGTCATACTCGTCTCAAAACATAAACTACGTGGAACGAAATCGCTGGACTGCGGAGCCAGTTTAATCGTTGTCCCCACTTTAAAAGTAACCCCCGAGCTACTAAGACCATTAGGGAAGGGTTCAAGCTGACTACCAAAAGAATAAATCTCCCTATTGGCTATTCCGGTAAGAAGAAAGGTTATAGATTCATAGTTTTTAGAATTTGTTACAGACGCAACTGAAGTAATCGTAGTAAACGATCTTGGGAATACGTTTATTGTATATCCTTGCCATATCCTGTTTATGTAGTCGTAGTGAAAAATAGACGGGTCCGGAGAGCTGGCGGCGTACCCTATTACAACTTCCCCAATTCCTGTCCACGTTTTTACGCATGTTCCAGTGGTAGGTCCGGCAAATGCAATACCTGTAGGTGCTCCCGAAGTTCCCAAATCTTCTCTTGAATCATAGACATTATGACCAGGCCACGGCTCTTTTGACAAATCAATTATTGTCGATCCATCAAATTCGTAAAAATGCCCGTCGAATCCAACAAATACGATATTTCCATTAGGGAGATTATCAATAGCCTTCGGGCCACAACATCCAACCCCTTTAATTACCATTGCAAGAGGCCCCAACGTCACAGCACCGGAAGTCGTGATCGTTGTCGTTCCTAAACGCCCGATAGAGGTTTGTTTAAAAATGTAAAGATCAGTTCCGATTGATCCAAGAGCCATAATAGGCTCACCATCGTTTTTATTAAATTCGAGAACGTTGGCCGCCGTCCAAGTTTCTGGGTCATTCACGTTTGACCAGTAAACCTTCGACTGAGTTGTGGCTGAAGACAGGTTTCTTGAGAGAAACATGAAATTGTTTACTTGCTTTGCTATATCCGCCGATGGAGGAGAACCGCCCAAGGCCGCCCCGTTAGAACTATATGCAGTTACTTTAAAAGGAACTCCGCTAGAAGCGGCATTTCCAGCTCCAACTAAAATGTTGTTCAATGAATCAAATGAATATGCCGCCGTTGCTGAAATCGAGAGTGCTCCAGTCCTATCCGCAAACGTTAAATCCGTAGAACCATCTGCTGCTGGATAATAAGAAGTAGCATTAGTGGTATATAATTTTGTTCCGCATGTAGCGACGACAGCAATGACTGAATTTGCCGTATCAAGCCATGTCGTAAGACCTGCTACCGGGTTCCCAGCAGCACCTAAACTTGCATCATTCACAAGAACAGTTCCTGCTCTTGGAACAATCACTCCATTCTTGATCCTACATCCAGACATTTCAGTGGCATACATTTTTTCAGTTGGAAGAGCTGTAAATCCTATCCCAGGAGAAAAACCGCCACTAAAATAAAAAGGGCCGAGAATCGCCATCAGATTTTTGGAACCCCACGATAACTTTCAAGATCGCTGAGAATAACAGAACGCTCTTTTTCACCCTGCGGATAGGCTGGGTGCTTTTCAAGCCATGCCGACATAGCCTCTTTCAACTTGGTTGGATCACCTCCTGAATCTAGATACCCATCAATGAAACCTTGAATAGAATCTCGCGTCACGCTGACCTCCTTATATAGTCGGATAAGAATCTGGCAACGGCTGCCAAGTCGTCCTGACACCACCATCAATCGGCTGCAACACAGGTTGAGAATCTTCGGACAACCTGTATTCTTTCTTCATCTCTTTAATACGTCCTTCAAACTTCTGGTTCCACATAGCCGCTTCTTGAAACTTCCTTAAATAGCCGAACCCAATAGCCACAGCTCCCCATATAATGACATGGGCATATTTTGCGGGGAGTGAAATGGTTCCATCCGCAGGTCGCTTGATTGTCCGAATTTCTAGAAGTCTTGCATCAGACGGGAAGGGATAAGGCGAAATCTGAATGTTGTTGCTCGCATCAACTCCCCATGTAATGAACCCATAGGAAGCATTGGTTGACTGTGGGTTCGGATACATGGCATCCAAGGTGCGGGGATCAGCCTGCATGAGTTTGCACGGCGTGTTCCATCCACGAATATCGATAATACGGTCTGCTGAGGAAGAAAGGCTGTAGAAAATCTTTCGGAGAATGTAGGTTGCAACCGTTAGGTCGGTTGTTCCTTGATAGGCCGTCCCAATCGTGATAGCGGTGTCCGCAGACCTGGCAGTTACTTTATACCAGTCGTTTGCCCCAGTAAACTGCATGTAATAATCGCCTCCCCCATGCGTGGTCGTGAATACGGTGTTGGTGCCTGTAACAGCCGTACCGCCGGAGGTTACAGCTACAGTTCCTGTCGTGTAGTCAGCAACCGTAACAACGGTTTCTCTCGACCGCATGAACGGCCATGGCCAGCGGGCAATGATATCCTCTTGAACATAATTAAGCCAGCGGGTGCAGCGCGTATCTGAATTACTATCAAGTCCTAAATGCTCTTCTGTGTCTGTAAGAAGATTCGCAAATGACATTGCCATAAAAATTCATCCTTGCTACCCCTTACCCGACGATAATCGCGACAGCCGTCACACGCGCTGAGGCTTGATTGGTGGCCGCTCCGTCAACCGTGGCATTCAAAAGGGTCGCTGCCGTAAGCGGATAACCCAAATCCCCGAAATCAACGTTGTAAACACCGAGTGCGTCCGCATCAGCCTCAAAAATACGAGTTCCGCCTACTCCATCCTCTAACGCTACTTCTCCACCGCCGCCCGTTGCAGCAACTGTAACAGAAATCACAGCTTTCTGTAATCGAAGTACGCGACCAGCCGCAGGAGCAGCAATAATCGTTTTATCTTCAGCTCCCTCAACAGGTTTTTCAGTGCCAGTAGCCTGCTGATATTCTTGAACATCCATAAATTGTCCTTTCTAGTCGTTGGCAATAATCGCTACAACCGTACACCGGGCCGTCGCTTCGGCACCCGCAGAACCGTCTACTGTCAAATTAAGGGCTGTATTCGCCGTTAACGGATACCCCAAGTCGCCAAAATCAAGACGACATACCCGAACAGCATCCGCATCCGCTTCAAAAAACCGAGTGCCACCTTCCCCGTCTTCAAGAGCTACTTCTCCACCCGCGCTCGCCGCCGCGACAGTAACCGTCACAATCGCCTTCTGAATGCGAATGACCTTCCCAGCTCCAGGAGCAGCGATCAGTTCGACATCTTCAGTCCCGGCAAGAGCTTCCCCTGTCGCCGTAACCTGCCTGTATCCTTGGACATCCATTAGGCCACCACCTTCTGCTTTTTAGGGCCGTGCGCTTTCATTGTGTGCATCCTCACCGCCCGTTCCTTGGGCGACGTATACGCACAATCCTTACATTTAAACCCCGCAGGTTCCGACGAAGGAGATGACGTTTGAACGGGCAATGAGACCACGTTCTGCGATACCTGCGGGGAAATCAGGGAAATAGGCGGAGCTACTTCCGGGGTTAAATCAACCACGGGGATTTCCGCTTCTTCGAGATAAATACCCCCGGACGTTGATTTCTTGGTGGCATAGGTTTCAAACGGAGAAAGCTGGTCTTTTGCCACTAAAACAGGCTCCGGCATCCGCGTTCCACGCGGGAGCGTGTCGTCAATGTACCGTTCAATCCGTTGCCACATGTCCCGGCCAGGTTCAGTCATAAAATTGATCCGAACGCCCAAAATACACCGCTTGTCCGTAATGCCGTCCTTACCCTTTTCAATGGGCGGATAATACTCCAGAATCTCTGTCGGTGTACACAAATGACGGATGTGTTTCGGGATGTTCGCGTCAATATCCGGTTCCCACGGCGATATCAGTTCCTTGGAATCATCCCGTTTCCGAAACATCCAGTTAAACGGAAGACCCCGAATCACAATCAATTTGTCAATGTGCCGTGGATTCTTTAAAAAATGACCGTAAATACGGATCAACATGTTTCTTCCCCCTTATTTTTGTTTTCCAAATCCATGATCCACAAATTCCCAAACGGCTTTCGATGATACCCCAGAACGCAGACGCCATTATTTAAGAACCTGTCCGCCGCCGACCAACTGTACTGGTTGTTGTAAAAAATAGACTTCATGTAAGCCAACAGTTCAGTGCTCTCCTTCATTTTTTCAGTCCATTCAAAAATGGCCCGAGAAACTTCAAAGTAATTCACGTCATCAAAAACGAGAATGGCATTGTCAGCCAAAAGGGGTTCTAGCCACAAAAGATTCGCCATCACATCTGTAAAATCATGTTTCCCGTCGATAAAAGAAACGGCCACCGGGAAACCCAATTCCTCTTTTGTCACGTTCCGAAAATCTTTTTCGATCAATCGCGCCAACGGCGCGGCATTTTTTATGTTCTGAAGGCAACGATCCCGAATCTCGCTGGGTGGAGTCGCCGTCATTGCCCCGGTCTGAACAGAATCATAACTGTCGATCCCGATACAATGTTTCCCGTTAACGTAAGCCGCAGAACAAAGCGTCGTGCCATTGAACACCCCAACCTCCACGTAACATTCATTTTCACCCATCTGAGAAACTGCAAAATTAAGGAGCTTTGCAATCCTTGGGCTCGTAGTCCCTCCTGTCAAAATCTTGAGCGTCTCAAAAGTGTCGTCATGGGCATCGTTCATCAGAACGCTCGTAAACCGCTTCATAAAACAGTCCATATTCATGCTGGAACCGCCACCTTTTCAGATACCACTTCATCAGCGTCGTATCCCAAACAGACCTTGAGGATATCCTTGGCCCGTTTTTCGTATGTCCAGTCAGCCAGAAACTTTTTATATCCGCTTTCGGCTATCCTATTCCTCTCATCTGGATGTGCCAGGTAATACTTCGCCTTATCAACAGCCTCGTCTATCGTTTTGAAAAGAACGAGGTCTTCTCCGTCAATAAAATGCCTGCGGATGTCTGGAACATCTTCTGTTAAAAGGAACCGTTTACAGGCCAGCACCTCCGGAAGCCTCATGTTCAGGTCATCCTTAACGCTTTCGTTGATACAAATTCTCGCCTGAGAAAGTTTCTTCGCGCAATCGTCCAGGACATTATGGCCTCGGAACTCGCCCTGCCGCCAGCCGAAATAGCCTTTCCCGTCACCCAACCCAAACTCCTTAATGAACCTGTCCAGAAGGTCAATTCGGAAGTCGTTGTTGGGATGCCCGATAAAGCACCAGTCCCATTTCTCAATGATTGAATAGGGCTTGTAGCAGGTATGCTCCGCCGCCCACGGCATATAACGTATCTTCGCCGGGTCAATGCCGTCCTTAACGAATTGGTCGATTGAGGGACTATGACTGGCGAAGACAAAATCAAACTGTTTGGCCCGCTTCAGGCGGTATTCATATCCCAGGTGGCTGTCTGCCACCCAATAGACATTTGGATGCGGTATTTCCCAGTCAAGAGGTATCCCAAGACCGTCCTCTCCGTAATCACACAAAATGTGGAGGTCGAATTTGCCGTGATACTGAAGCGGCGAAAGCGGGGAAAGATGCACCACATTCCCATCATCGGAATGAATAGCCGCCCTGTTCTTCAGGCAATCGACCCCGTTTAAGATTTTACGGAGGTTGTAAGACAAAAATAAAGAACCGCCATCGTTTCTGAAAAAAGTGGCAGGCAGTACGTCATAGTAAATTGCTACGCGCGGCCTAGTGAAGTCCATTTTTCCCCTTGTAGTGAGCAATCGCCAGCCCGTTCATAAATGGCCCGTCGTAGGCTGCCGTCCGGTGGAACATATCCTTGGACCGGGACAGATAGAGAAGCTCGTAATCCCTGTGGTCATGACACCAGTCAATCACGGCGTCTGCCACCCCCTCGCAATCAGGGTCATCGAACACAATCACGGCATCCTTGGACAGGGAAGGCTCCAGCCATGCGAGATTGTCAGTCACGCTTTTATAGTCATGCCGCCCGTCGATGTAAGCCACGCCCGTTTTCATTTCACTCAAATCAACACCCCTGAAATCTGACTCAATTATCTTGTACGCTACGTGAGAAAAACGCTGGCAATTCAGTTTCAGGCGTTCCTTGATCGAATCCCGCATTATCGTACTCCCAACGCTTGATTCCAATCCTTCCGTGTCAAAATTATCGATCCCAAGAACTATCTTCCGGTTATCATATCCAGCAGAAATCAAGGTAAACCCCGTAAATACACCCACTTCCACATAGCGTTCCCCTTCGTCCATGCAGAAGGCGGCCATATTAAGGAGACTTGCCGTCCGAGGCGTCGAAAGACCTCCCGTCCAGACTTGGAGCGTACTGAATAACGCGTCTCGGTCATCGGTGAAGAGCGTCCTGAGGTAATTAGCGATGAAGACTTCATATTTCAAGAACCGTCACCATTCCCGTTGACATTTTCAAATACGCCAACGAAACTGACATTGTTTTTCGCGTCCAGAAGATCAACTGTTTTCATTCCAAGCATCTCCATTACACGTTTTAAGCTCTGAGGCGTCCATGCGTGTCTATGCTCGATATTTAAAGGAATTGTGTTTCTCTGCGTCTGGTCAGGAACAGCAATAATCAAACGGCCTCCATGCTTCAAAGCATTTCTCCACGCGGTCAATGCGCCCACAGCATCCACAGTATGTTCAGCAATATGCTGCGCGATAATGGTGTCATACCCGCTGATAGGGAGTGGTTCCTCCACATTGGCTGTAATATCAGCTAAAGAACGCCTTCCGGGAGAAAGACCCGGAATCAGTTCGCCACCGGGCGTAATGTCGATACCCGTACTGTTGGGAAAGAGCTTTTTGTCTCCGCAGCCGATTTCGGCAACCTTATCTCCAATCACAAAACTCTTGACAATCTCGCCTTCCGATATCCCCCAAGTGTGCGGGATGCCTTTGGGGTCTTGCGGGATGTCTTTCCAGAGGTCGATAAATTCGCGGAGGCCATGCTTGGCAATCAACGCCTGGTTGGTTTTTTCAGTCTTTTCAATAGAATTCCATCCGCCCTTTTGATGGGGGGCTCCTTCAACGCGTTCACCCGTCTTAAATCCATGATGGTAAATGAACGTCTCACGGTCACAGATCAGATTTTTACCGGCTTTCCGAAGCCGTATGGAGAGGTCTAGATCGTCCCCGCCCGGCAACGAATCATCAACCCCTCCCACCGACTCCAAAATGTCCCGGCGAAGGAGCATACAGAACCCGATCAAAAATTTGACATGGAAAAAAGGTTCCCGGCTCGGATAGAACATCTGCTGCTTGCCCATCACCACATTCGACGTTGGGCCTACGGCTCCGCAATCAGGATAAGAAAAGTATCCAAGCATCCGATTTAACCACAGGCGTTGATTGTAAGGAACAAACGTGTCGTCATTCATAAACAAAACATAAGGTTCCTTAGAAGCCTCCAACCCCACCTTTAACCCACGTTCCCATCCAATGTTTTTATCCTGCTGCAAAATCGTAATGTAGGGATTGTCCTTAAAAGAATCCATCCCATTCGTAAACCCATTATTAACAATATAGATATGGTAAAAATCTTCCATCGTGGTATTCATCAAAATAGACTGAACGCACGGGAAAAGATACTGAGAATTATTAAAAGTTGGAATTATCAAGGCAATCGCTGCCATCAAGCCATCTCCATCGACGGGTATTTTGTGTACTGACCGTAAAACTTCTCACGCTGATCCGGCGTAAGTTTTAGCCAGTTGTCAGCGTATTCTTCCGTGACCACCTTCGGATCGCCCAAATGCCCCAGCTTGACGGAAGTGTCCATCCAAACACGAAACCCGGCTTTCTTCGCCTTATAACAGAAGGTTACGTCTTCCCCCGTTCCCACAAGACCCATGAAACGAGGCTCCTGAACCTTCTTTAAAACGGAGGTCTTAATCAGGACCGCTCCAAATCCGACCGCATCACATTCCGTAAGCGAATTCCTTGGGTAATTCATAACATAGGTGTTAATGTAGTAATCGTCACCCGTCACAAGGTCCTTCCCCTCAATTACCTGATATATCACCGGTTTATGATCTGGATTCCGCGTGAACGCCAAGGGCGCGATAATGTCTTTGTCGTGCTTAACAAGCTGATAAAACAAGTCCGGCGGAGTCAACATGTCATCGTCAATCATAAAAAGATAATCCGCTCCAGAATCAACAGCCTGTTTCGCTAGAACCTCCCTCGCATAGGGAACAAGGATTTCTCCAACGCACCCAAGTGAAAAAACATACCGGGGAGATTTCTTCTCCCAGTGATCCCGTTCTTCCTGATGCCCCAGATACTTAAACATCAGCATCCTGTCATGGTAGGACGCTGGAGGAGTATGCCCTTTAAGGGGAATCCCCACCAGCACCTTCAGAACTTTATCGACTACAGGAGACTTTTCAGGTAATTCATCCATGTTTCATTTGCCAGTAACTGATCATCGTGAACACATGCGTTATCAAGGTTTTTCACATTCCAAACCTTATCGCATTTTCCACACGCGACAAGTCGGCTCGGAAGGTTGGGCGTTTTTCCGCAACCCAACCTCCGATCCAACAGGTTTTCAAAATACCCCTTGATGTTCATTTTAACCGCCGCGAACGTAACCGGACGCATACAACGGAGCCGCCGTGGAGAGTGTATTGGCTGGCGTATTGGATGCAATCACCCATCGAAACCCGGAATTCGCATAAGTCGGAGCACCGCTGGAAAGAGCCCCCGCCAAAGGTGCAGGAACCAATGGGTCTCCGAGTGCAATGGTAATTGAAGTTCCCACATTCGACAAGAGCACCGACGCCGCAAACCCGAATGTCTGAATCAGGCCAAATCCGTTAGACGGAATGTCCTGAGCCGCAATCCCCATAAACGCTTCAACGTCATCGGCTGTCGCAGAACGAGTCATCACGGCCTGCGTCCCGTCAAAAGAAGCACCTGTCGCGACCTTAATACATACGGCATACCCAAGCGTAATCGAAGACGCTTCGACGTTCTTAACCGTCATGAACGCTTTTTCATCTCCGCGTGCTGAATGTTTCCACAACATAAGTAATCTCGTTTCTACCCCTGTATTGGTAGGCGTGAGTGCTAAAGCACCACTAGGAACCCCTGTCCTATCCGCCTCTTTATGAGTTCGGCATCGCCCGAAAAACTACTGCCCTAAACTGAAGACTATAAACCGACCCGTCGTCACATCGTCCTGATTCTCAACGGTAATCGTTGAAACAAACCCCGACTGGGAAACCGTGACGCGGGTCAGAATCTCAGACGTGTCATCCGCGTCATATTTTTGGAAAATGCAAGCCTGAACGCGACCGGGAACCGTAACAGACCCTGCCGCATCTCCCGCTACACCACTCCAATCGCCCCACGTACACCGCAGAGCCGGACCCAGATAAGACGTGCCTCTAACTGTTGCGCTAAATGCCATTTAATCCTCCCATGCTTCCGAATTCGTCGTCAGGCCGTAACCCCGGTCAGTGCACCGAGCTTACGCCGGTTGTTGGTTAGAAGTTCCCCGGCCCAGAACACTTGAGCTACCTTTAAGTCCTGATCCGCTGGTTTCACCCACTCAGACATCGTAAACATCCGGCTGGCATGCTGAACCAGTTCCAGAGATTTCGAGTTCAGCAGGTCAATTCGACCGCTGACCGCGTTGGTGTCCCATGTCCATGTAGCGTCCTTGTAATTCAAGTTTGTGAAACCAAGGTCGCCCATTTTCGTGTTGGTCAAACGTAACGCCGGAACAACCGTCGCCTCATACGCCTCATAAGAGGTCCGATCTGAAATGATCAAATCAGGACCGCCCATCGGCATCTTGGCCGCAATCGTGTTCCAAGTCGTTCGCAAGTCAGATAAACCCCGCGACGCAAAAGAACCTGACGCTGTAACAGTGGACTGCCACCACGTATTTGTCGTTCCGTTAATGTCACCAATCGTCCCGGAAGAAGCCACAATCGCCGGTAAAGGCGTGATATTCGCTCCCGATTGAGACGCGGAATACAACTTCTGGTCAATAACTTCTTTCAAAGACGCAATCGCGTTACCGACCTGCGCTTTCGCGTAGTCAATAACCCGAGCATCCCCGGCGTTCTGAAGCTCAATACGGCCGGTAACGGCAATCGACGCCGCTGCCTGCCGCCATTGCCATTGAGAAGGCGTGAAATTGTCCTGAATGGTCGTATCCAGAATGTCATCCGACGCATAAAAAGCCGCCGTCGAATTCGATCCGTATACCACCGACCTGACAATCGTCGCGCCCCCAGTTGATGTCACCCGCTTCTTGTTCGCCAGCCATGCAAGCAGTGGAATTCCAGAATGTATGTTGTCAGTTAGCTCACGGCCATAATCACTAAAGGTTGTAGCTATCAGAGAAGTTGCGTTAGCTGGCCCCATACTGAAGATCGTATCTGCTACACTCATAATTACCCTACTTTCTACCCCTGTAAAATGCTACCATTATTTAACAACGACCCTCTTGTGAGGGAATATCGCACCAAGAAAGGAATCCCAATGCAAAACAGTATTGAATCTATCCTGAACGACTATCTTGAAAAACTTAAACATAATTTTTGGAAGCGAGTTAATAAAACAGATACTTGTTGGAATTGGGCGGGTGCTATTCTTGTAAATGCTGGATATGGAAGTCTTGGAAGAATCTTCGACAGAAAAACATACTCCGCCCATAGACTTTCTTGGATGTTGCATAACGGAGCTATTCCCGATGGATACCAAATACTTCACAAATGTGATAACAGGCTGTGTATAAAACCAGATCATCTCTTTCTTGGAAATGCAAGCGATAATATCCGTGACATGTTTAATAAATTTAGACAGGCAAGAGGAGAAGTTCAATGGAAAGCAAAACTTACATCCTATGCCGTAAAAGATATTAGGCAAAACTACAGGAAAAGAAAAATACAAGCCAGTATTTTTGCAATCAAATACGGAGTATCCACCGCAACCATAAGAGACGTTCTCTACCGTAAAACTTGGAAACATATTCCTTAACCTACTTTTTTACCACGAACCTCGGACGTTTCTGCCCGGATAACATGGCTTCCATATTCCTCTGAATCAACTCGTCTGTGCTTCCAACTTCTACGACCTGACCTCCCGGCTGATTAGTCGACGTAGAAGCCGTTACAGAATCTTTCTTGTCCTGAACCATGCCTAACGCCGCCTGATTCGCCTTTGATCCTAAAGCCTGTTCCCAGCTCTTTGCCAATTTGTACCCCTCTTCCATCGTTTTCCCCTGCTTAGTCACCGCATAATCCATGGCAATTTCCAGAAGCGAAGGGGATTTGTCAGCAGCATTTGCGCCGATTTCATGCAAGTCTTTGGCATCCGGATGACGCTCAAAAAGATTCTTCATTTCCATCGTGGCTTCCAGCAACTGCTGCTTCTGCTGTAACTGCTGGACAATCGGCGTTGCCATCGACGACCACATCTTCGCTTGAATGGCCTGCAACTTAGAAGCGTCTCCATTCGACGCTTCTACAATCGCCGATGACCATTCGTCCGGCGTAGCAACATCCTGAGAATTGACCGCCGGTTTCGGCTTCCCCGCCTCCTGCTGAGAAACCCACCATTTCTGGAATTCCGGATGTCGGGTCAACTGATCCAACGCCGTCGCCTTCTCAACGTGCGCCTTGTATTTTTCTTCAGCCGATTTCCCGCGTGTTTCAATGGTTTCCGACGCCTTCTTCTTCCACTCATCCAACACCGCCCTCTGTTCAGGCGCAAACGTTGAAAGACGCGCCTCATCAACAGAGAATGGATCGTTTGGATCGGCAACCGGCGGCTGCGCAGGAGCCTGAACGACAGGTTCCTGTACAGCCGCAGGTGCAGGCGAAGCGGCTTGATCTACAACGGCGTTTATGTCTGCCATAAATTCCCCTTAATTCGACTACTTACCTTTTCCAGTTTTTGCGCCCTGATTCATGTCCCAGACCTTCTGGTCAGCCAATGTGTCAGACAACGGACCGCTGGTAGGGGCTGGTTTGGTGCTGTTGATTTTGTCGTCCATGTTAATGTCTCCTTTTAAGAGATTCTTGAGAGTGTCTTTGTGAAATCGGATCAAAATTTGAGGCTCCGTGAACCCGGTCTCCCGCTTCCCGAAGCCCGCATGCTTTCAGCCAGTAGGCTTTCTCAGCACGGCTTGTAATGAATTTCGGGCCGGGATGCTCCTCAGAAGCCATGTTCTCGTCCCAATAAGGGCCCTTAAAATAAACGTCGTGGAACTGCGATCCTGTCTTCGTACCGCCGCATTGATCGCAACACTCTGAATCAAACCGAATAAACCGAGTGATCGGTTCCTTGTTCCCGCAATTCCCGCAAGGAACAGGCGTCATGACGGACTTCCACCATTAGAACCCGAAGACGACTGAGACGCACGCGTCTGAGCTAAAATAGATTCAATCACGCTCTTCTGTAAATCCATCTGGTTCTTCTGCTGGTCAACCGCCAGCTTTTCCTTCATGCCCTGAAGTTTAATTGCCTGTTCCGCCTGCGTCCCCTGAAGCTTTATCTGAGATTCCTGCTGTTTGGCCTGAACTTGAACCTGTTGAAGCTGAAGCTTCCCCTGCATCTCCGCTTCTTTCATCTGCATCTCAGCCTGCATCTTGATCATCTCAGGGTCCTGCTGAGGCGGCGTTTCGTCCGCTAAATCCATGATCTTTTCAAGCGACCGGATACCAATCAACCGCAGCATCTCCCGCCCAAAAGCTTTAGCCGCCGGGGTTCCAGGCCCTGCTCCTATTCCCGGTAAATAAGGAATCAGTTTCTCCATAATTTCCAGTTGCGTATCCTTATCCATCGGGATCGTTGAACCCGTCACCACCTCCACATCCATGTCCCCGGAAATGTCGGTCTTGTTCCACGAAAAAGAGAAATCGGTCGTCACGGACTTTTCCGCCATCGGGTTAGGGGCCCCATCCGGCAGCTGAGGCTGCGCGGTAGGCCGTTGCGGAAGAGTCTGCAACATCTTCTTCTTTATGGTGTCATCTCCCACAATCCGGGCGATCTTCGGCAAGTCGAACTTCTTCTGCATGACGTTCAATAACTTCTTCGCCACCAGCGAAATGCAGTCCTCCAGAACATTCGTCTTTTCGTCCGCACGCGCCCGGCCTCCCTGCAACTGAAGACGAAGTTCTCCCAGCGTTCGCGTGGCCGTTCGTTGATTGGCCCCGCGTTCCAGATCGGACTGACCGGCAATGTTCCGCCAAAGATCAAAAAGCTGGTTCCAGACGCCGTAAACATCCTGCTGGACCGGCGCGTAAGGAGGAATGTAGAAATTGGAGTCCAGACTTCCACCAGCTACTACGTTTCCCTTGATAATCGCCCCGTCGTTTCCGTCCCTGAACTTCCCTTCTTCTTCCTCCGTAAAAAAGTCCGGCGCAACAATGATCTGGCGATTCCAACGCTTCAAATGATTGAGCTGGATCGCCAGAGCCTTGGTCAACTCCACAATCTGGCTTTCATGAGGCGCAATATTCGATAACGGGAACACTTCCCCCGGCACAAAATCAAAGGCGAACTGAACAAATGGAAAGGTTTTGTTGAGATAGTCAGGATAGGGAATCTCGCGCAGTTTCGCGTCACAACCTGGTGAAATCGTCGTCACCTTCAGATCATCCAGATTGTAAATCTCCCATAAAACAGCCGTCTCAACGCCGGAATTCTCAGGGGCGTTGTCCGACGTGGAGGAATGAATCAAGTCCTGTTCATCGGACATCGAAACCGACGGCTTGATCTTGTCGGTGTTCTTGTAAATCCCGGATTCCTTTATCGCCCTGAGCGGCTTAACGATCCGATGCGCCATCCACCGAGCATTGTGCGTGGCCGGAAACGTCGCGGAAGGGTCAAACAGAATGTCTTTGTACGGCACGTAATAGGCAAAACAATACTCCGACCGGACAAATTCAGAGGTCTCAACTTCCCGGACACGCGGACGACCGGGACCTCTTTTCTCCTCAGGCGGTTTGGATTCCACCGTCCCGAACTCCGCCACGTACCCAGTCTTTATCCAAGAATGGCCCACCAGCAGGGCCTCAATCAGGCATTGCTTGATCTGGTTTTTTAAATCAAGCTCCTTCCACATGTAATTGATCACCTGCTCGGCAATCTGCGCGGCCCCCAGATCTTCCGTGCGCTTGGCGTTGACCGTGATCCAGGGGTCCCGGAAGTAGAGCCTCGCTACTTCCGTTTTTGTGTAGGCATACACGAGGTTTACCGGCACAATCGGGATTTTTGTGTTCGTCTGAAGCCAATCCCATTTCCCCTTAAATTCATCGACAAAACGATCCCACCCGGCCTTCGACGCGTATTGATCACGCTTCTTTTCCGTGAAATCAATCGTTCGAAGCCAGTACGCGACTTCCTTCTTCTCGGATTCCGGGTCGGGCGTTTCCGCCGGACCCACGTTTTCATTCATTAGCAGCGCGGTTTCTTGGGTTTTTTCATAAAAAAAATACGGGCTTCGCAGGTTTGTGGCCCCACAAGGCCCGTATCTTTGTTACGTCAATTCGCGCTATCTATACGTTTCTATATTGCGCAAGTCAAGGACTTTCGTAAAATAGTCTCCGGCAACCCCTGACCCATCGAATGCTCAAACCTCACGGCGGGAAGCGACGGGTTAAACTTAATGCCAAGCGTCTGTCGCACACTTCGTTCCATGCCATCCCGCGCCGAAACAAGTTCCTCACTCGACAAAGTGTCCGTCCAGACATAACTTTTGTAGCCGCCGTCCGGATTTCCTTTGTAATAATCCGCTTTCTCAAAATAGTCAACCTCCTCCATGAACAGCCTGTCGCCCGTCTTCGGATAGGTGTAAATGTATTTGCCGTCCCGTTCCACCGCGTCGTCGTAATACGGCGATCCCGGATACGGAGTGATGATCGTTATGTCGAAATCGTCCGGCTTGTTTTCGAGAAGCCACTCCTCGGTTTCTTTGAGCGTCTTAACCGATTCTCCAGGATGCCCGATGGACATGAGAGCTTTGACTTTGAGGCCATGCCGCCTTGAAATTTGAACGCATCGTGTGTTTTCTTCTCGCGTAGCCCGCTTGTTAATATTTTCGAGGATGCGAGGACTACCCGACTCAAATCCAGTAAGAATCCAACGGAATCCAGCTCTAAACATGCTTTCAGCCTGTTCATCTGTGAACAACTGAGATTTGATAAAACCACGTAATTTAAATAGTTCACCTAATTCCCCCTGTAAATCCGCTATCGCATTCATCAACTCCACCATCTGCGGGTTCACGTTCAATTCGTCGTCGTACAATTGAAAACCTTTAAACCCATAAGTCTTATAAAGATGTTCCATTTCCGCAACCGCATTTTCTGTCGTCCGCGTTCTCACACGCCGAAGCATCGGACTGTTTCTCCCTCCACAAAATCCACATTGGTACGGACATCCCAATTGAAGAATGCATGAAACAGCGCGTTCCCCATCTATCGAATAATGATAACTGTCAATATCCACTAAATGCCGCGCTGGAAAAGGCGTTTCGTTAAGTGTCGCGTCCGTCAAAAACAAGTCCGTCTTCGGATCGTCCGCGTCAATTATCCCGGAAGCAATTTCGAGAGCTTTAAAGACCGCTCTCTCGCCGTCTCCACAGACGAGCACGTCAAAAACATTCTCCATCTGTCCCAAGGCGCGTTGGGCTCGTCCCATAATTCCACGTAACCGCTCTTTTTTGACGGCAGCGTAAGTGAGCGTCGGATGAGGGCCGCCGAGGATCGTCTTGACTCCGGGTCTAATTCTTCGGAGTAACTGAGCAAGCCGCGCCGCCTGCGGCATTTGCGGCGTTGTGGCGGTGAAACAGAACGTCTGAGCCTGCGACATGTCCGCGTGTTCACGTAACGCCTCCTGGTAATTCTCAATCCCCGACAAATCCACGACTTCTACCGGAACACCGGCCCGTTCCAGAACCGCCGCCACTTTTAAAAGGCCCAGACTCATGAACACCCGCTCATCCAACAGAAACGGGCTGGGAGGGATGATCAGACAGACTGGATTCATGCAGGGACAGGCCTTGCGTACACAGGGTTCGTGCCGGGCGTAATCACAGCGGTCTGCGTCACCGTGCGCTTCTCAATGACCGCCATCCCCTGCTCGCTGGGGTTGTACCACAACAACTTAAAATAGCCCCTGTACTTGTGCAGAAAATCTATCAGCGCGTCCCCCAGACCCCCCTGCTTAATACATTCTTTTATTTCCTTCTCAGGATACGGCGCATCGTTCCAGTAACTCATCCCCATCCCGGTGTTGTGGTAAAACGTCTCCACATCGTGCATCACCACACACCCGCCTTCAGCCATCTTCGGCAGTACCGCTTCCAGCTCCTGCGTCAGCGTCCAGTAATTGTGGTCGGTGTCAATCAAACACATCCCGATTTCTCCATCCTCAAAATCCCTGAGTTTTTCGTAACTGAGACCGATTTTCCAGTCCACCTCCCACATCCATTCTTTACCTTCCAACTTCTTGTCGGTAATGGACGTCAACTCGAACGGGTAAAACCATTTCAGGTGCGCCAGCATTTTCGTCGTCTCGCCGTCCCCGGCCCCGCACTCCACAATCAATCCCGGACGCTTGTCTAAAATCAATTTCCGAATGTTTAAATGCGAATCAAAATGCTGAATCATAGAACGTGCATTCTGTTATGCGCTGAAATAGTCCGTCCAGTCGTCTTTCCCATCCCCATACCGAACCGCCTTCTGAATGCCAGAATCTGAATACCTGTATGCCGCAGGCCAGGAATCACTGAATTTCTGGTGCTCCTGATATTCTTCCCTGTCAGTGAATTCAAGACCGCATCTCGAACAAATAAAACCACCGTTCGACCCCCAAAACATTTTACCCGTCCTATAGGACGGCCATGACCCTTTCATGCCCTCCGCCGAAGGTCCGCCATGAACCGGTCGTACACAGAGACTCCCGCCTCGTCTTTGCTGTGGTTCTTCACCCACCAGCCCATCGAATTGTACGGGACCGGGCTCACGGCGACACGGTTCTGACTCGGCACCAGATAGTCCAGCATCCACGCCGCACAATCTATCAGGTCGTCGTGCCTGCCCCTCGGAAACGCCAACAGCTCATCTACGAAATCCGCCATGTCCCCGCGCACCTCAAAAAGTCCCTGCTCAAAGAGCGGCTGCAACCTCCTGATCCGCGCTTCCTTCGACAGCACGTTCTCGTTGACGCCGCTGCGCTTGCCCAGCTCGTCTATCGAAAAGAAAATACCGCGCTGACGCTGCTGGTTCTGAATGTCGTACTTCAACGTCTTCTGAAACGCAAACGTCTCCAGACCCACCCTGTGCAAATGCCACTTCTCCACCATCCGGAATACTTCGTCTACCAACTCGTTCGGAAGCATCCGCTTGTGCACGTAATCCACAATCCTGATCTTGTGGTCACTGAACTTCCCGCCCACCAGCATCGCCGTAAAGTCAGCGTCCCGGCTCAAGCTGATCGCCGGGTCTACCGTCATATATAAACTCGCAGGGTTCGGCGTTCCGGGTTCGTAATACCTCACCCACTCCTGCCTGAAATCCGCCGACTCCGGGTCAATCGGATTGTTCATGTACTGCGCCGAAAAATGGTATTTCCCGCCGGGCTTGTTGTAAATTCCTCTGAGGCTCTCGACCGTGTGCTTCTCCGGAAACAACGGCTCCTCCCACTCCCTGCCGTCCCGCCAGCAGTTCCGGATGAAATTGCTCCATCCCCCGTTCTTCTGATGATCCTCCAGTATCCGCGCGTATAAATCATCCTGATGATACCGCGTATTGTGAACTACAAAACCGTTCGCTATAAAATGATGATTCGGAGAAACCGTCAAATCATAAACGTCCGCTTCACCCGCAGGTTCAATCGAAACAATTTCTTCATCCTTCCAAATATCCGAAAACGGTTCGGCACACATGGAAACATGGTGACTTTTAAAAAGTTTCGCTTCGGGACTGTGCGGAGGTTTCTGAAATCTTTCCCTGGACGTAATATTTGAAACGTTGTATCCAAGACCTTCCGCTAAAAACTTCAGGTCTTCAATAAGCGGACGATTGCAAAGTTCAATCGCCTTGCGTCCCGCCCCCCTGCCGTTTTTTACAATATAACCGTCTGCCTCAATAAATCCTTCAAGAAAAGAGGCCCTTAATGTCTTCTGAAGTCCAAAAACCCACGCAGGAATGCGCTTCGTTTTGGCTTTCCCCGTCAATCCCCATTCCAGAAATTTTCGCCCAACAGCCGCACGATTCGTCCGCCAATAACCAAACCCCGTTTTCTTAGGACTGAACCCAAATACCGACTCAAACTTGGAAAGAACAACCTCGTTCGATCCTTCGTCTTTGGAATGAGCTAAACAGAAATCGTTCCGGATCGACCCCTTCCCATTATCGTTCTTCGTGATCCAACCATCCCCAAACGCATAGCCCAACATCCATATCTCATCCCCATTTACGCCGTTGCTTGAACCCCCTGTTCTCCTGACAGATTTTATTTTGTCGCCCACCTTCAACTGATCCAAACGGACAAATTCACCGCCTCGAAAAAAAGGATGATTGGCCGTCGCTAAAATTTCGTGGTTCCTTGTTCTAAGACGAAAAATTTCCGACTTGCCCTGCGGAATCATCGCTTCCACAACCCCAACACCCTCCATCGTCTTGACCTGCTCTCCCACTAAAAACTCTTCAATAGGTTTCCATGAACCATCCGCCCGCAAAACACGCGTCCCCTTCGCCAGACAACCGATCACCACCATCTTCCCGCTCGGCTCCAAAAGATCAAATAAACTGAGATAAAACTCGTACACCTTCTCCCGCTGTTCCTTCGTCCGGACATTGTCCGGCTCCACCAAATCGTCTGCGATAATCACGTCAAAATGCTGACTCGTTAACGTCTTCTGTAAACCCGCCGCCATAAACGTCGGAGCTACACTCACCACCCGCCGC